GGGAATATCCCCTGCAGAAGAAGAAGTTCTAATAATTTTTTGAAAGCCATCAAAAGAATTGTTAGAAGCAGCTGCAGTATCTCCTTGCCATATATTTAATTCTGTAGATTGTGCAACTTCAGCAGCAACGTGAGCAATTAAAAAGTCACTAAATTTAGGAGGTAATGATTAACCTAAACCAAATCCCATAGATTGGCTTTCCCAGTCATTTACAAAATCTTTTTTACAAAGTTGTAAATTAACTTGTAGTTCAGTTGGTTGGATAATCCTCTCGGTTAATGTGATAGATGATGTAGGATCAAAATCACAAGAAGCTGGTTGAACTAATGAACCTGTTGCAAGTTTTTTGATTACTTCTTTATATCCAATATTACTTTTAACAGTTAAACCACCATCGTTGATTGTACTTGATGAAAGAAGTGCTGCAGCTATATAAACTCCAGCAAATTCCCCTGCATATGTAGTTGTGATATTTACTGCAGTAGCAAGATGTGCTTTTCTTAAATTACTCATTTTTTTATTTTTTATTTAATTAATTATTATGCTTCTGATGCCCAAATTCCTTGTGCTCCGATTATATACCATTCAGTCAATGAAACTGCTCTTAAAAGACACCAATCACCTTTTAAAGCTGTTGCTTTTGTATTGATAAAATCTTTATCTAAAACACCACCTGATGCAACGACTGAAGCAGCTAAAGTAATTGACCCAATTATTTTATTAGCAGCATTTGGTGAAATTGCAACTGTATTGTTAGCGTCTGCACCTGTATTTCTAAAGAATACAGTGCATCCTAAATTTCCTGATGTGATTAAAGGTAGACCGATGGTTAAAGCATCTGTTGCTACATTATGGTCGTTTCCTAACTCTGCTTCTGAAATATCTCCTGTTGCAGTGTAGTAAGATTGTGCTACTTGATTGTAGCTTTCGTCATTTGATAAATATTTATACGTACTCATTTTTTAAAATTTTTATTTATTAATTATTATTTAATCGTGATAAGACTCTGTCCATTGTAGTTCCTATTCTATTTTGAGAATATAAAAACCCTTTTGTTTTTCTTTGATTTTTAGCTTCAGGACTGTGTTTAATAGGATTGGAAGATGGTTGAGATAATTCTTCTTTTACTTTTTCTTCAACTTCAGTAAATTCTTCTTTTACTGTTCTTGATTTTAAAACTCCTTCAACTTCTTCTTCAAGGTCTTCTTCCATTTTACTTTCTTTGTCACCTTTTAAGTCTGCGATTGCGTCTTCTAAGTTTTGGATTCTTTTCTCCATTCCTGCCCAATCTCCAACCTCTGCTTCTTTTTCTTCTAAGTCAGAAGTAATTTCTTCATCTTCTTTTTCTGGAACTTCGTCAGATACTTCTCTAACATCTGTGATTAATCCTTCTTCTTCTACAACTAACAAACGAGAATCTTCAAGAATATACTCACCAACTGGGAGTGCTACCCTTTCATCATCTGATTTGATAAAAATTTCTTTTCCTTTTTCAAATGACTCTGCTTCGACAACAGTACCATTTTCTAACTTCTGTTCTTCAAGTTTTACCTCGATGTTTAGAAGTGTTTTAATTTTGTTTAACATTTCAGTCGATTTCATAATTATATATATAACGTGATTAATTTAAAATTTTGTATTTTCAACTTATTCTTGTTATTACTCCCACGCCTTGAGCCCATAAAGAACCATCACAACAAGCACGAGAATAATCTAAAGTATCAGGACAAAGGCATCCCCTCTGCCCTCCGTTTTGAGAACTTCGTGCAGCGATAAAACCCGCACTTCCTGATGTTCTGTTTTTTTGGATTCTTCTAATCATTGATTAAAATATCTTTTATCGATTTAAGTAATTTATTATTTTCAGTCTCCATTTTTTCTTCCACCGACTCCTTAGGAGACTCCATTTTATCAGCAAAATATCCTTCGATACTGAAACCCTTAACTTTATTTGTCTTAACGTATTCGTTCCATACTTCATCGTTGTTCACTTTTACAGTGCCCATCCAAGTTCCTACAGGAACATTTAAATTATATAGACGACTTTTATCTTTTTCTTTATCTTCTACTATCCACGATTCTACAAGTGTTAATCCACTTAAAGAATGTTGATGTTCTAAAGTCGAATTGTTTTGATTACCATTTTTTAAATATAATTGAGATGCTTTTGAGATAGTATCTTTTGAGAAATATATATAATACTCATCCTCTCCTGACTTTCTATATATTGGTTTATTAGGAACAAGCAAAGCACCCATTAATAATTTTTTATCTTTTGAGATTTCAGCAAGTTTAATTTCTTGAGAATTTAAAGCAATAAATTCTTCCTCAATGGCAGGATTTTCTACTATACTTATCGCCTCTATTCCTGCGTCTTCTTCTTCTTCATCTAAAATTAGTTCTATTATCCTCATAATCATATAACGTATTTAATTTGTGATTTTATATTTATATTGTTGCTCCCTCTATTGTATTTCTTTCTAACCCTTGTGCTGTGGTAATATCTCCAGAAACTACATAAGCTCTTGCAGGTGCTTGTCCTCCGATAACATCTGCTAATTGATTTGTGCCACTTGTTCCAACAGTATTAAATGAAGGAGGTAGTGGAGGTGCTGTTGGAGCACCTCCTCCACTAACTGTAGGACTTGGAGTTGCTCCTTTTCCATCTGCTTTAGTTGATAATATTTTTCTAATTTGTAATGCGCTAAACACCCCTGCAAGTGAGGCTTGAATATAAGGATAGGCAGGAAAACCCGCAGTGATAGGACTGTCGTTAGCAGTAGTAAAAGCATTCTGTACACCTTCAATTCCTGAAATTGTAGCCTGTCCTACCGCCATAGCTTTTCCTATTGCACTTCCTCTACCTGCAATCTCGCTAATAAGTGCCATTGACCTCATAGCAATATCTATTTTCGCTTTCCCAACTGCTTGTCTCTTTCTTTTTTTTCTTTAGCATCTTTATCTTCTACCTTTTTAGTTTTTTTAGCATAAAATGCTATTATTTTATTTTTTTCTTCTTCATTACCTTTTAATCTTTCAAGCTCTGCTAAGTCTTTTTCTTTTTGTTGTTCTATTTTTAAAAGTTCATCTTCATTAAATTTTTCTAATAATGCAGCTTTCTCCTCCTGCTCTACTATTTTAGCTTGGTCATCAATAATTTTCTTTTGGTCTATAAAACTTTGTTCAACAGCAACAATCATTTCTTGTTTTTCTATTTCTGAAAGTTTCAATGCTTCTAATGCCACAAGCCTATCGGCTTTTAGTTTTTCAGCAGCTTTGTATCTATTGTCTTCATCTTTAACAATTAAACCATCTTTAAACGCTTGTACTTTTTTAAGTCGAGCTATTTCAGCATTTGCTATTGCATCTGCTGCTTTCTCATCTGCTGTCTTTTTTGCAACTATCGCTTTTCGTTCTGATTCTGCTTCTCGTAAGTTAGTAGTGATTTCAGCAGTAAGTGTTTTAGCTTTTTTTAATCTTGCTGTTTCTAAATTAATTAAAGCAGCTTCAAGTTGAACTTGTTCGTCTAAGTCTTCCTTGGTGGAGGCACTTAAAGAATTTTCAAGTTTTTTTGCTTCGAATCTTAATTTAGCTGCAGCAATTTCTTTTATAGTTATTTCTTCGTCTATTCTACCTGCCTCTTTTAATGCTGCAATTCTATCTGTGATACTAACGTTTTCTTTGTCTGCTGCCTTTTCTCTTAATTCATTAAACCTTCGATTTGCTTCAGCTCTCTCTAATAATAATTCTCTATCAATTTTGTCGGCTTGTGCTCTTTTGTCTGCTAACTGTCCTGCAAGTGCTATTTCTTTTTTCGTTTCTTCTCCAAAGTTTTTAATACCTTCCGTTACTTTATTAATGGATTCGAATGCATCATCAAAATTACCCGTCACAAAAGACATAATGGCATTACCAAAATTTCCAAGTATGTCAGTTACGTTTCCAATAACAACACCAATTTGCGTCATCATTTTACTAAACTTATTTTGACCTGCTTCCGAATTGGTTAACGCTGTAGCTACTGCAGTGATAGCAATAACTAAAGCTCCAATCCCTGTAGCAATAATAGCTACTCTCATCAATTTAAAGCCTTTAGTAGCTCCTGTTATTCCTTTAATCATTCCTTGGAATCCACTTATTGCTCCTCCTGTTTGTCTATCTATAACACCTAAAACTCCT